ATTCCAACAGGGTTTCCAATCTATGATCAGGCCATAGGTGGCGGATTGCGTAAAGGCACAATCAATGTTATTGGTGCAAGACCAAAGACCGGTAAAACTCTTTTATCCGATAATATGGGTAAAAATATTGCTCAACTAGGTATTCCTGTGTTAAATATGGATACTGAAATGAATAAGCAAGATCATATACATAGATTATTAGCTATGATGAGTGAAACAGAAATCAATAATATTGAAACGGGCAAGTTTGCAGAGTCGCCAGATAAAAAGAATAAAATTATCAAGGCCACAAACGAACTTAAAGATATGAAACTATATCATAAGAGTATTGCTGGTAAACCATTTGAAGATCAACTAGCCATTATGAGAAGGTGGCTTGTTAAAGAGGTTGGATTAAATGATGATGGTACTGCCAAACAGTGCGTAATCTTTTATGATTATCTAAAGCTTATGGATAGCGCTGGGATTAGTCAGGATCTTAAAGAATACCAAGTATTAGGATTCATGATGACCAGTTTACATAATTTTGCTGTCAGATATCAAGTACCTATTGTGGCTTTTATTCAGCTTAATAGAGACGGCATTACCAAAGAGAGCACAGATTCGGCAAGTGGTTCTGATCGTATTATTTGGTTATGTAGTAATTTCAGTATTTTTAAACGCAAGAGCGATGAAGAAATGGCTGAAGATGGACCAGATAATGGTAATCGTAAATTGATTCCATTAATTAGCCGTCACGGCGGCGGATTAGATGACAACGATTATATTAATTGTTTCATGAAGGGATGGTGTGCTAAAATTACAGAAGGCCGTACAAGATTAGAAGTTATGAATAATATACAATCAACCAGCGAGGGTTTTATAGTCGATGACAATGACAATGAACAAATCCCATTTGAATGATCAACACAAGCTCAAGATAGTTTGTGATGAAGTTTGCGATAATATTGAGTCTCTATTAAACGGATTTGGATTAGACTATAAATATAATCATAAGTTTATAACAATGTCTTGTCCTATTCACGGCGGAGATAATGAATCCGCATTTAATCTATATCCAGAAGGAGATAGTTATAGAGGTAACTGGAAATGTCGTACTCATGGGTGTGAAAAAACTTTCAAGGCTTCTGTAATAGGGTTTATTAGAGGAATTATTTCTCACCAAAAATATGGATGGATGAAAGAGGGAGACGATGTATGTTCCTTTAAAGAGGCAGTAGATTATGCTACTAAATTTATTAATAAAGACCTTAGTAATATCAAAATTTCTCGCGTTGATAAAGATAAGAGACAATTTACTAATGTGGTCAATTATTTGAATAATGAACCAGCTAATTTAAAGTCTCAGATCAAAAGGCAACAGATAGTAAAGTCTTTGCAAATTCCATCAGCATACTATTTGGATCGCAACTACACATCAGAAATACTCGTTAAGTACGATGTTGGATTATGCGATAAACCAGATAAAGAAATGAGTGGCAGGGTTGTTGTGCCTATATATGATAATGATTATGAGTATATGATAGGATGCACAGGAAGAAGTATTTTTGAAAAATGCAATCACTGCAAAGGATATCATAATCCAGAAGATAAATGTCCAGATTCTGAAAATGTTTGGAAATTTTCCAAATGGAAGCATAGTGCTAATTTTAAAAGCCAAAATACCCTATATAACTTCTGGTTTGCACAAAAACATATTTTAGAAAGCGGCATAGTGATTATTGTAGAAAGTCCAGGCAACGTGTGGAGATTAGAAGAAAATGGTATACATAATAGTGTTGCCATGTTCGGCTCATCTTTAAGCGACAGACAAAAGATTTTATTGGACTCGTCTGGAGCTATGAGCATAGTTATATTAACAGATAACGATGAGGCTGGACGTAAAGCGGCACAACAAATCAAAAGTAAGTGCCAAAATACATACCGTGTATTTATTCCATCTATCAGCAAACCGGATATTGGAGAAATGACTAGTGACGAAATTAACAGCGAAATCAAAACATATCTAGAAAGAATATCATGACCCAAATCATAGCCTTTGCTGGACGCAAGCAGTCTGGCAAAACGACTTGTTCAGAGATGATCAAAAAATACTGTAATGGTACTCTGGAACCTTTTAATGGTGCCAAGATCTATAACTTTGCTGATCCTTTAAAACAAGACATATGTATTAACATACTAGGTATGACTTATGATCAATGCTACGGTTCTGATGAACAGAAAAATGAACTGGTAGATTGTTGGTGGGACAATAAACAATTAACCGCAAGAGAAGTTATGCAGTTTGTTGGTACTGATATTTTTAGAAAGATGCAAAATAATGTGTGGGCTGATGCTACAATTAATAAAATTCAAATAGAAAAGCCGAAACTAGCTATTATTGCTGACTGTAGATTTCCTAATGAGGTAACAGCTATCAAAAAAGCTGGTGGAATAGTAATTAAGCTTATGAGAAATCCTTTTCATTCTGATCATTCAAGTGAAACCGCACTAGATAGCGATAATTATGATTACTCTAATTTTGATTTGGTGGTTCATAATGATATTCTTACTATCCAAGAACAAAACAGATTTATTCTTGATCAACTACAACACAAAGGAATACTACCATTATTATCACATATTTGAGAAGCAGTTCTTACGGGACACACTCTATGTGTCCACAGCAGTATTTTGCTGAATACGTACTTGGTATCAGAAGTCCATCTAATAAAAAGGCGGATAAAGGCACTATTTGTCATAAAGTTCTAGAAATTTTGGCGCATATTAAACTATGTACCCAAAATAATGAAAATGTTTATAATGACGATATTTTAGGCGATATTAGTGTTCACCAATATAATCTTACCACTATTACCGAACAGGTTTACAATTACTATACGGCCCAGTTTAAACACCATGAGTGGACGATCAAAGACTATAAAGACTGCCATCTGTGGGTCAACAAAGCTCTAACAGACCACAACGGATCCTTCGATCCACGAAACAGAGATATACTCCAACCAGAACAACATTTTGATATTGTGATCAAAAAACCCTGGTCACATTATGCTTATAATACCAAAGATGGACTATTGGAGGGAGATTTAGCTATCAAAGGAACAATAGACCTTATTACAAAGGTTGACGATAATACCATAGAAATTATCGATTGGAAAACTGGTAGACGATTAGATTGGGCAACCGGCGAAGAAAAAACTTTGGCAAAATTACAAAACGACCCTCAACTCAGAATGTATCATTATGCGGTAAGTCAAATCTACCCGCATATGCAACATATCATTTTTACCATTAATTTTATAAATGATGGTGGAGCATTTAGCGTTTGTTATGATAAATCAGACTTGCCTAAAACAGAAGAAATGATACGTCATAAATTCGAGACTATAAAAAATACAAAAATTCCACAATTAAATAAAAGTTGGAAATGTAATAAGTTATGTCATTTCGGCAAAACAACTTTTGAAAATACCCATGTTCTGCCCATACTAGAATATAGAGATGGTCAATTGTGTAAAGTGGATACGCACATGACTAAGTGTGAACAAATTAAGCATGATATACAACTAAAAGGTATGGATGTTGTTGTTGACGAATACACTTTTCCCGGTTATAGTGTTGGTAGGTATAAAAGTCCGGGTTCGACCGAATGACCAAAAGAACATATAACAAACAATGGTATCGTGATAGATACCAGAGAGAAAAAGATAAAATCAAAGCTAAAGTTAAAAGGTATTATCAAGCTAATTCTAAAAAAATTATAGAATATCAAGAAGAATATCGTTCAAAAAATAGACAAAAAATTAATGCAAGACAGAAAGAGTATTATCTTAATAATAAAGATAAAATTACAACATATAAATCATCTACTAGATATAAAAAACTAAGACAACTTTCCAGAAAACAAAGACGACGTATTGATCAGTCATATAGAATATTAGATAATTGTAGGCGCCGCATACACGCTGCTATCGTCAAAGGCTATAAATCAAAGAAAACTCAGCAACTTTTAGGATGTTCAATAGAGTTTTTAAAAACATATCTAGAACAAAAGTTTCAGAATGGAATGACCTGGGATAATTACGGCAAATGGCATATTGATCATATCCGTCCGTGTTCAAGTTTTAATCTTCTAATACCAGAAGAACAATTATTGTGTTTCAACTGGAAAAATTTACAACCCCTTTGGGCATCGGAAAATATAAAAAAGGCCAATAAATTTTTATGATGAACTACGTTCCTCTTCATTGTCATAGCATGTTTAGTTTGCTTGATGGTTTATCTAAACCCGAGCAGATTGCTGAACGTTGTAAAGAAATTGGTGCTTCATCTTGCGCCTTAACTGATCACGGTAATATTGCCGGAGCAGTTAAGTTTTATTCGGCCATGAAAAGCGCCGGTGTGAAACCTATTCTTGGTTGCGAACTATATATTTGTGAAAAAGATCCTACTATAAAAGAAAAACATAATAAAGAACTTAGTCATTTTATAGTGCTGGCTAAAAACTATAATGGATGGAAAGATCTAATTAAGATTGTTTCTGAGTCTAATAAGCCAGAACACTATTATCATAAGCCAAGATTGGATCTTAATACCATAAAATCTTTGAATCGTGGTAATCTTATTGCTATCACTGGACATTTAGGTTCAACTTTAGCAGACATTATTCTAGATAATTATAATCTCAAATCTGATTGGCTAGAATTGGGCAAACAGCACATTTCGATGCTAAAAGATATTTTTGGAAACTTTGTATTTTTAGAAGCACAACTTATGGATAAAGATAATCTGGTAGTGCAAAATGTGTTAACTGATGCTATTAGAAAATTAGGGCAAATTACAAATACTAAGGTTATCTGTACTCCAGACGCACACTATTGTCGCAGAGAAGATGCTATTGATCAAAGAATTCTTCTGTGTAATAATCTTAAAATAACATTTCCTGATATTAGTCGTAAGATTAGTAATGATGAAGACATTCCGATGGGATGTTTTTTCACTTCGGATAATTATCATATTCCATCACAAGAAGAGATGAAAGAGTGGCATACTCAAACAGAAATAGAAAATACTAATTTTGTAGCTAATCTAGTGGAAGAATATGATATTCTGAGTAAGCCAAGATTGCCAGAGTTTGAATGTCCACCCGGTTTTGATCAGGACGAATATTTAAGAGAACTATGCAGACACGGATGGAAAGCCAAGATAGCTAATATTGTTCCGAAAGAAGAACAACAACCATATCT